GACAGGACTCCCTCTTCAAACAAGACATCTTTGATACACTCTTTAATAAGCGGTTTAAGTATTTTTTTTAATTCTGATCTTTTCATTTTCTCTCAACTTAAAATAATTCATTTAAAGCGCGATTAATCCGATCGCTCTTTGTAACGACATTGTTTAATTGTCTTTCTAGGCCTTCGCTGATGTCTAAATAAGCGCCAGGAGTTGAAGCTTCAGAAACGAAATCAAAACAAATTAATTGAAAATCATCTTCGACCATAGTTTTGCCATCTTTTTCTTTTGTAGATCCCAGGCCCCTGGAAGAGATTCCTAATTTGACTCCCGCATCAACTAAGGCTTTTAAAACCTGCCCAGCGGGGGTACCTAAAACTTGTACCTTGCCCATTACGCTATCACCATCCATCCAAATATCAATCACCATATGAGAAGCATTTTTTAAATTAATAACAGAATCGTCTGGGTGATCTAATTCACCTAAAGCTCTGCGTTCGTCAACTATTTTTTTATAATTTTTGATTTCTTTTTCTAGAATACTACGAGGGTATATTCTACCATTGCCATTGACAGTATCACACTTTTGCATAACGCCTGTTAAAAAGGTGGCTTTTCCTTCTTTAGCTAATTTTTTTTCTCGCTCTGTCAATAAGTCATGACAAACGCCGCCATCGCAAAGTTCGTAGTATTCTCTTAAAAGTCTTTTCTTGGCCATTGATTCTTTCCTTTTAAGTTGCGGGCGCTACCCGCATGAATTTAGAGCCGCTGCAACATCGACGAACGGGTTGAAGTTTCCATTTTTTAGTCAACATGACAATCTCCTTCGTTTTTAGATGTTATTTTAAAACCAAAATCATTAACCAAGACTCCCAAAAGATAACAAGTTCCAGAACTAAGCCATCCTAAAATAAGCGCGTTGGCTAAATTATATTCAAATGTAAATAGTTCTGTCATTCCGTTTATTCCGAATAAAAACATACCAACCCAGAAACCCATACACATTGGGCAATGAAATAGTTTTCCGAAACCATTTAACCATTTTTTAGAGGGGCGTATTTTATTGAATATTGTACCAAAAACTAAGATTTGAGTTAAACCATATGCGGTGAGAATAAAATATATTAGATCCACATTTCCTCCTAAATTGTAAAATCTGGCGTTTTTTTTCGGGGCGAAATTTTGACAAGTCGTGTTTTTGAATTTGATTTTGTTAATTTCATAAAATTTAATTTCCTTGATTTAAAGATGAAGAACGCCCCCAATGGTTAATTGTTTATCTTTTGCAATTTTTTGAATCATTTTGCCCAGACTTTCGTCAGAAATAAGATTAATTAATTCTTTTAAAAATACCTCATCGCCAAGCTGATCGCGTATTTCTTGTGTTTTTTCTTCTAAACCTGGATTCCTGACTCGGAGTATTTCTTCCATTTCTTCTTTAATAATTTGTTTAAGTTTTGATTTTGTTAGTTTCACGATTAAGCTCTGTACATTCCTGTGAGACCATAAGCGGCGGTACTTCCAGGCCAACGATTTTGTACGCCTTTTCTTGGTTCATGTGTTTTAGCTGCCCAATCCAAATCAGTAGAATTTTCTTCATCCGGTTCAAGTAGCCATTTATCTAACTCATCTTCATATTCTTTTTCTTTACTATAGTGTGGCAATTCCTCATCAACAAATTTTGATATTACATACAATGCAACTTCAACCGGATCTATGTCCTTTTCAAATGGAGGTGGCAAGTTTGCTTCCAAGGAACCATATAAATTTCCACCAGTTACTGAGTCTAATACAGTGACTCCTTTTTTAGTTAAAAAATCAAAAAGTCTAGATTGTGCTGCGTATACATGGTCTCCGTGTTCTTCTTTCGGGAATGTAACAATTTTTAACATATGTGGCATAAGCACAATATCAATGTCTGGATGGTCATTAATCGCAAAGCTTCCGTCTAATGTCTTGCGAATCTGTAAATTAATTTTAGCTTGCGGTTTTGGCTCTGGTGGCTCTGGTGGCTTTAAACCGGTCATGCCTAGTGGAGTTTCTTGTTCTTTATCTCCAATATGTACCGTAATATCCGCCATTAGTTTTCAATCTCTTTTAATAAATTTTGTATTTTTAATATTTGATTAACCATTTCTTTATCGAATGGTTTATTTTTAAACTCTTCAATAAGATTTAAAACATTTTTAGTTTTTTCTAACATATTAGAATCCGATTTAATTTCACCCATTTTTAATGATTTTTGCACACCCTCTCTAAGTCTGTCAATTTCTTTTGTGAGGAAAATTTTAAGACCAAGGCCATTATCGGAAAAAGATATAATATAATTGCTTAAAAGTTCTTTTTGTTCTTGTAACAAACTTTCTCCATATGTTTCATTAAATTTTTTAACAAAAATATTAAAGGCCAATTTTGAAATTGGCTTTATTTTTGTTTCTTCTTTCTTTTTCTCGCTAATAATTCTCTTGAGAAGCTTTGTTTCTAACAAAACACGCTGTTTGGCTGAAACATCTGCATTGAAAATCTGTGATATTGTTGCGAGATTTTTATAGTTGGGAACAAAATTAGAAAACACATTTTTTGATAATATTTTATTTATTTTTGATATCAGCCTGCTTTGTTCAAAAAATATTTTATCCTGATCAAGTTTATTATATTCTTTTTTAACTTCTTGAATTAATTTTTCTCCGGTATATGTATCCATTCCGCTAGACTGGTGAAGTGCTTTATATAATTCCATTTCTTTTGCTAGCTCGGTATTTTTTTTGAAATGTTCTCTCATGAGAGAAACAATTTGAGCCTTTCTTTTAAAATCTTTATTTATGACAGTTTTTGCAGCTGCGCGAACTAATATTTCATACAAAAAAGCTGTATTTCTCTTTTTATTATGTCTTAAGCGCATCGGTGGACTCCATTTCTTTTATTAAATCTTCGATCTGTTTATTAATTTCTAAAAGCTTTTCTTCTTCCTTATCATAATTAGTGTTTTCTCCTTCATAAATCGCATTTTTTCCCATGTTGGCTAATTCTAAATAGCCCTTATGTAAATTTCTTTGAGCAGCGCTGCCAACTTCAGCCGCCCATTGTCCTTTGTAATGCCTTCTTCTTGCTCCCATATCTCTTCTGTCATAGGTTACAGGATTGTACCATTTTCCTTTAGATCCTGAAGTTAACGTTTGTTCTGGCCTGCCAAATGCATCCTTTTTCCCTATTTTGTACCAATCTTCTTCATCGCGTTTTCCTGGTGGTGTAATTGCGAGTGCGCTTTCTTCTTCGCCTTCTTCGCCGCCCTCTTCTTCGCCTTCTGCTTTTTCTTCTTCCGGAGATTCTTCGGCGCCTTCTGCGCCAGCTTCTGCTTCCGGCATTGGCGCTTCGCCAGGTGGCAATTCTCCGGGCCCGCCCAATCCTAATTCTCCCGCACCAGCTTGGGCAGCACCGCCCATTTGAGCCATAAACGCTTCTCCCTCTGTTTCTAGAGCTTGTGCGAATTTAGCGTCAAAGAACATTTCTCTTTGTACACGAATAGCTTCTTCGTCTGAAACGCCAAGAATTTTTTCCCAAACCCATCGTCGGCTGAAGTATCCTTCAGTTGCTGAGCCTGCGGTGTCAAATTTCATTCTCCAATGTTCAAGTTCTTGCATTTCTGCCAACTTAGAAGGATTATTTAATGCCAATTTAAATGAAACTAAATCATCCCCTCTAAATCCTAGCGTATAAAGATGAACAACGCCAATTTTTTCAAGCTCTGAAATAATAGATCTCTGCAATCTTTGAATAGTTCTTGCGAAACGAATATCTTTTTGAGCCAAAGTTGTTTTATCTTCTTCGCCACCTTCACCACGAGCTAAATAAGATTGAGGGACTTTTAAGGCTGAGAACAACTTGTCTCGAAGGTATTTAACATCATCAATATCACCAGTATAAGTTCCACCAGGGAGAGAAACAACTTCTGTTTTCTGCCCGCCTCGCACAGGAATAAAATAATCTTCATCAATGCTCATTGGATTATAACGAAGATCAACACGTCCTGTTTCTTGATCAATAATCTGATTTCGTTTCATCGAAGTTATGACTTTTTGCATGTATTGTTCAACATCTGCTGGATTAATATTCCCAACATCAACATAAAAAACTCTTCTTTCTGGTGAACGTACGATACGATAAGCCATCATTGCATCCTCAAGAAGTGTCAATTGTCTCCAAATTCTTCTCGCAGGCTCCAAAACAGAAGTGCCATAAGGTGCATACTTGTCGTTTCCTAAAATACGAAAATGGCCCATTTGCCAATTCTCTAAAGTTATTCCTCCTGTATTCCATTGGTATTGTACATAATTTGGATTAGTTTTATCTTCACCTTCTAGTCTTTCAACTTCTGGCGTTGGAAGACCAATAGCATTCACAATACCAACTTCAGGATTTAAATCTAAATAAAGAAAAAAGTCACCGTACTTACACATCGTGCGAGACCAGCCAAATAAATTGAACTCAATATTTAAAACGTTATAATATAATGTATCTAATATGCCCTTAATCTCTTCATTCCGACATTTAATCTCCATCATTTTTCGTATGTTGTTAGATGTTGTCATCTCATCAGCATAGATATCTAAAGCTGAAGCTATTTCAGGAGTATATTCCATTTGATCAAAATCTACATATCGCTGCGTTCTATTCTGTTGCGACATGATGTTGGCAGAAAGATTATCAAATGGATTATATGATAGTCTTTGAAAATTTTGTCCCGCGACATCTTTGAATCGTGAACTATATTTATCCAGCCGCCTGCGTGAAAGCTGTCGTGTGCTTTGAGAACGATAATTTATAATTGGGCCAGAAAATAATCTTGTTAGTTTTTTAAATAAGGGCCAAGATGAATCTTTTGGGTTGTTATTTTTTTTGCCTGCCATTTTTTATCCTTTTATTAACCACAAATGTTCTTTCCATTCATTTTCTTTTTTGGTATAATCTTTGCGGTTTTTTGCCATCCCAGGAATGGACGTATCCAAAACAGAATTACTTTTTATTATAGCACCTAACATGGCTTTTTTATACTCAGAATCTCTTTGATTTTCAACAATTGCAGTATCTCTTACCCAGCATCCAATCGCGCACGCCATAACTAAATCATCATTATAGCCTCTTTGTGCTTCTGGCCTTCCATTGTTCCATATAAAAGTATCTAATTCGGCTCTTAATCTAGAAGAATAGATTGTTAACATTTTATTTCTAATAAATTCTTCAAATTTTGCAACCAAAAGAGGGCGAGTTTTAAGAGATGTTGTGAATCCGGCTACAGCAGAATTCATACTTTCTGCGGTCAATTGATCAATATATTCATGGCTTGATTTAATCGAGTGATATACATTTGGATAATTATTTTCTTTAAGTTTTTCCAAAACTGAAAATCCAACTGTGTTGTTCTCAACAACAATCATGCAATTTCCATATTCTTTTCCCGCATTAAATACTATATCAGAAAATATATCTGGAGTGACTTTCCCTTGGTATTCTCCGATGATTTCCATTGTTTCCAGCTTAAAGATATGGAAAACTGAATAGTCGTTGCCATCTCCACGAGCCACATCCGCAGATAACAGATAGTTACTTTCAGGATTGAATTCTTCCCAGATCCAAAAATTTCTATCAAAACCAGTTCTATATTTAGGTGGCATCACTTGCTTATCAATTTTCATAATATCATCAGAGTGAATTACTGTCTCCCCTGAAGCATTGAAATTACATTCTAACTCCTGGGCTATTTGACGGTGTGACATATTTTTAGTTTCGCGTTCAAACCACTCTTGATTGCGATCCGGATGTGCATCCCACAATAATTTAATTGGATAAAAATTGCTTTTTCCGGAGTCTGCATCAATATATGTTTTATGAAACCAGTTGCCTACACCATTTGGTGTGGAAAGGGCAATACAACGGCCACCCGTTGAAAGTGTTGGATACAAACCAGTCCACAATTCTTCTAAATTTTCAACGTGGGCGGCCTCATCAATAACCAAAAGAGATAATGCTTCTGAACGGCCCGCATCAACAGAAGTCGATGAAGCCTTAATTTGTGATCCATTACTTAATTCAAAAGAATTTCTATTGTTAACATCCACTTGAGCAATTTGAATCCATTCAGGGAGATTTCTAAGCATGCTTTTAACTTTTTTAACAAGATTTGAAGCTGTAGTATACTTTGTAGCCATGACAAGAATATTTTTATCTCTATGAAATAACATCATCCATATAACATAGGCTGCTGTGATTGTTGATATTCCCAACTGTCTTGCTTTGAGAATAACTGAGAATCGATGGTCATTAAAAATATTAATTAACTCAGATTGATAGTCGTAAGTTTTAAATGGTACCAAACCTTCCAATGGGTGAGAAATTCTTGCATAATTATTAATAAAATAAACTGGATCCTTGCCGCATTTAAGGATCTCTTTCATCATTTCTCTTTTGGTTAATTTATGTCCCAATTTTAAGAACCTTTTGCTGTTACATTCTTTGGTTTCTTGGCGCCAGGATATTTATCTTTTCCGATAGCCAACCATTTTTTTATGGAATTGTCCAATCGATCTTCGGAGGGTGCCCCAACTTCTTCAGTTTCTCCCATGCCACCAATTTTAAAAGTTTTAGTTGCTTGCACCCAGGTTTTTACTCTCGAAACACTTTGAG